ATCAAGTTCAACATCATTATAAAAATTTAATAAATTTTTATTAAAATTTTTAAAAAATTTTTTTGCTTTAAAATTTTCTAATTCTTTATTTACTCTTTTAAATGATGGTGTTTTATGAATTAAAGTCATTAAAAAAATATAATATAATTTATAATATATTATATTTTTCATTTTTAAATTTTATATTTTTTTATTTTTTATTTTAAAAATCAATTAAATTTTCAGTTACAACATTATTTGTTAATACTTTTTCTTGAAGTTCCATATTTAGTTTTTGCAGAATATTGAAACGAATTCTTATATTCTCAAGTTCTTTTTCATATTTTTCTTTCATTAAATATATTTCTTCCTTATAACTATAATTTAATTTTTTTAATTCACGATTTTCTTTACATTTTAAATCAAATACATCTAAAATATTTTCATTGGAACCACAATCTTGTTTAAATATTTCATTTGCTGGGTCTAAACATAATTTTTTATGTTTTTTTGTATTAAAATGTTGAGCAATTAATGATGAATACTTTCTTGGTAAATATGTTACATTACAACATACACAACCATTTGGATATTTAATTTGTAAATCTCTAATATTTAAATCTATTTTTTTATTATTTACTTCATCAATCTTTGGACAATAATTAGGTAAAACCTCAATAATAGACATGCTCGTCATTTATAATTAATTATTATTTATAAAAAATATAAAAAATAATAATTCACTTTTTAATTTATTTTTATTATTTTTATTATTTTTATTATTTTTTTATTTTTTATTAATTTATAATTTATTAAATTCTAATTTAATATTATCATTTTTTAAACTACATTTACAATTATTTGAAATTGATATATTAACATTATGCGTACTAATATCCTTATTAATATTATTCATATAATTTTGAATTCCTTTTCTGGACGGACAATTATATCCAAATTGATTAAACACATTCATTAATACAACATTCCAAAAACATAATGGATAATTCTTATATTTTGTAATATTAAATTCTACATAACCTTTATTTATATCAAATGTAAATTTTACTTTATTCATAAATGGTTTAATTATATCTTCTTTAATCAATTCATTCCACTCATACGATTGAACACTTAAACCAATCAAATTATCTTTCACATTTTTTGTAAAAGCATCTTCAATTAATGGATAAATACGTCTACGATATTTTCCTCGAACAGACCAATCTGGTGTTGTATCTTTAAAATAAGGAACTTGATATTTTTCAGCAAATTCTAAAATAACTTGCTTATAATATTCAATTAATGGTCTTCCGATATTCATATCATTCATTGTTGTAAACTCTTTAATCACTGCTAAATCTAAAATATAACGTCCACGACATACATTTGCAAAAATATTTTCTACAATATCATCTTTATGATGTGCTAATAAAATTAAATCTAAATTTTCTTTATTTAAAACTTCTTTATAAAAATCTAAACGCATGTTTTTTGTAATATGTTCATAATCTGACCTTTTTGTTTTTGTTCTCTTAATATTTCCAATTGACTTAACATATAATTTAATATCATTATATTTACACCATTCTTCTAAAAATTGCTGTTCTAATAATGTTTCCTCTCTATTATTATAATTAATATGAACACCTATTACATAATAACCTAAATTATTAATAATAGTTGCTAATACCATAGAATCTACCCCGCCTGAAAGTGAAATACAAAATTTATTATTTGTATTGTTTTTTTCACAATAATTTTTAATACAAATGTCAATTATATCTTCTTTATTAAATGTTTGATTTTCAATCTTTTCTGTATTTGTTGGAACAAATTCTAATACATCTTTAAATTTTGAATAATTTAAATTATAAAGACTATATTTATATAGTAAATCTAGAAAATATGAAGTCATTTTATAATCTAAAATGTATTAATATATTTTAATTTTATATCTTTATTTTAAATCAATTTTATAATATTATTTTTATAATTTTATTTTTATAATATTAATTATAAAAATTTATGTAAATCCCATATTGGTGATGATTTATTTAATGCCCATAAACTAAATTCATTTACATAATGTCTACAATCATATAATCCAATTATATATTTTTTATGTAATGTTTGTTCAAAATCTTTTATATCTTGTAATGAATAATTTGTTGTTCCCCAAAAAATCTCTTTACTTATTAAAAACATCTCATTTTTTTCATCAGTATTTTCATTATTTAAATTGTTCAAACCTTTTAAATCTAAAAAATTATTATCTAAATTTGGAAACATTAATGTTACATTTTTACGACTTTCATCTGTTGTTATATATTCATAATTATCATTAAATGCTCTAAAATCATATCTTATTCTTTCATTATTATTTATATCTTCAAATGTTATACCACTATGTATTAAATATTTATTCACTTTCTCTATATTTATATATACATTTACAAAATTTTTATTAATTAAAAATGAATACATAAACAAATAAAATAAATTCATAATATATTTAAATAATATTAAATATATTATATTAATATATCTATTATGACTAATTTTCAACAATATTATGATTTATTAGAAATAGATAATAATGCTTCTAATGAAGATATCAAAAAAGCTTATAGAAAAATGGCTATTAAACATCATCCTGATAAAAATCCAGATAACAAAGAAGAAGCTGAACAAAAATTTAAAAAAGTATCTGAAGCATATGAAGTATTAACAAATAAAGAAAAATATACTACTAATAATCCATTTCAATTTCAACATAATCACGCAAATTTTAATCCACACGATTTATTTTCACAACTTTTTAGTGATATTAATATCAATGGTTTCCCTAATAATATGCATAATATTAGAATAAATGGAACCAATATTTCTTCTTCTATGTCTATTAATATTCCTATGAGAACAAATTGTGTTACACGGTCATCTTCTACTACAATACAAGGTAATAAAAAAATAGAAAAAATACAAGAAACAAATAATGGAACTATAAAAGAACAAATTATAATAACTGATTTAACTAATGGAAATCAACAAATTATAAATAATGTTAAAAATATTAATTAATGTTATTATTTTTTATTAAAAATAATAATATTATTTTATTATATGTATAAATTTTTAATTCAATTTATATCATTGTTTTCTATTATTGTACCCTCGCAATCTTTTATTATATCATATCCTGTTATTCATAATATTCATAATAACAATAAATTACAAACCAATAAATTACAAACCAATATTATAATGTTAGACACATATTGTCCTGAATATCTCAGTAAATATTCTGAACTATTTAACGAAAAACAAAGCGAATTTATTGTTAAAAAAATTGCAGGAATATTTCCAAAAATGGATGTAATATCACATTATGTATTACATACTAATGATGTTTTAATTAATACTATATTAAATGATAATCATTTAAAAATGGAAATAAAAAAAATATTAGTATTATTTTTAATTAATTTAACACAAACAGGAGACGCAACAGGTGGTCATATTTTACAATTATATCAAGATATTGTTAATTGCTTATTATAAATGTTTATATATTTGTATATTTGTATATTTGTATATTTGTATATTTGTATATTTATATATTTGTATTATCATTTAAATAATAAATAATAATTATTATTTAAATGAGTGTTAATATTAGTGTATCAAATAATTATTATAAAAATTGTCAACATATAATTAATACTATGAGAGAATCAAATATTAATTGTAGAATTATAGAAACAAAATCTATTGTTGATAAAAATATTGAAAATGGTTGTTTAATTACTTTTGGTCCTGAATATAATACCAAAAAAAATGTAAAGTATTTATGGGAAACTATAAAAGATGATTATCAATGTGCACACTTAAAAATTGAAGGAATTTTTGATGGATGTATTTTTAATTATATTAATGCTGATTTTTGTCCTGCTAAATAAAATTGATTCTATTTTTCATATAATATTTACTATATAAACTATACTATTATTAATTATGGTTATGCAAAACATTTTGAATACCTATGTGCCGTTGCGTGCTGAAATTGAGAATAATAATAATGGAAAAGCCAAAATCGGTTGTGTCGCGTTCTCACCAAAGTTAAATCATCAGTGTGTTTTATGCGTTTGGACATAATCAATATAATCTTATGAATAAAGCATCCAGTGAAAATAAAGATTGTGTTCATGCCGAAGTTGATTGTGTTGAGAGATTAAAAAAATCCGAAAAAATGTCTCCTATAAATCTTATCGTTTTTCGGACAAATAATAATGGGTCTAAATTAATGATGGCAAAACCGTGTGAAAATTGTTTAAAAACAATCGATTTTACCTTAAAACGAAAAAATTATAAATTGAAAAAATTATGTTATACTAATGAAAATGGAACAATATGTTATATGCAATAAATAATATACAATAAATAATATAAATACTATATAAATACTTTTTTTTATTAATTATTAATTTTAAATATTTTTATTATGTATTTAATTCCATTAATCCGCTCATCTCGTGCTATTACTGCTTGCTACATTATACCTGAAGAACCCATTAAAGCTGTCGCAATTAGCGAATTTATTAGTGTTATTATACCTTTATTAAATCCTAAATTATTTTCACGTATATATGGTTTGATGTTAGCAACTATGTATAATCCATCATTTGCTTCTGTTTATTTAGAATCATATAATAAAATGAATAATATACATAATCAGGCTGAAATTTGTTGTTTATTATTATTTCTTTTATATAATACTTTAATTTATATAATACTTTAATTTATATATAAACTATATTTGGTTTTAATTCCCATTCACTATATAACATGGCTTTACTTGTAGGGCGTTCAAGTGCTAATAATTCGTTTAAAGCTTTTAATCTTTTTTCTTTTGGTAATAAATTTGGATATTTTTTTTGAATTATTCGAGAGATTTGTTTCCATCTCCATTCAAATTTTAATGCCTCATTATAACACGGAAAATTCTCAACATAACATACATATGACCAACATTCGCCCGATTTTACTTTATTTGATGTAGCTACAGCTCCGCCCTTTAATTCCATATTATGTTGTCTTATTCTTCTATCTAAATTTACAGTTGCTCCAATATAAGTTGAACCATTTGTTGATTGTATAAAATATACATATGACATATTAATTATTAATAATATATTAATAATTAATATAAATATTTCTCTCTATTAATTATTAATTTAATATATTTAATATTATGTATATAATACCATTAATAAGAACTCAAAGAGCTATTGCAGCTTGTACTATTTATCCTGAACATCCATTACAGGCTATTGCTATAAGTGAAACATTAAGTCTAACATTACCATTCATAAAAAATTCAACATTTAATACAGATATATTAGTATTTATGTTTTATTTTTTTTATAGTAATGAACATGCTTTACATTTAATAGAACAATATAAACAAAAAGATATCTTATTTTATAAATATGAAAATATTAGTTTATTCATATATTTATTAGCTTATTTTTCATATTATTTTTCATATTAAATACAATTGATTTTTATATTAATATATCATTTAATATAAATTATATTTTTGTTTATTATTATCTTATATATTATATCTTTTTCATCAAATTTACATTTTTTTTTATCTTTATATAAAAAAAAACAACAATTTATTTGTAATTCTTCTGTATTACCATTTACTATTAAATCAACGTTATTAAAATTTGTTTTACATATACTACATACTATAGTATTTTTTTTCATCAAATAATCTCTCTGACATTTCTTATGTAAAAATATATTTTTACATCTACAATCTGATAATGGTGCATTATCTTCAAGACAAATATAACATTCACCGCGTTTATCTAAATTATTATCTATATTAAAAGTTATTTCCTTGACATTTATTTCTTTTATATTCATTATTTTTTTATACATATTATAATTAAAAATATATTTTTATATTAATAATTTTTTATTCCTAATATCATATTATAATCTAATCTCTTTATAAATATATTTTATCTTTTGTTATTTCTAACTCATTCTCTATTTCGTATCTACGATTTTTTAACCATTCTTCACAAATCTCTCGGTCTTTACTTCGTTTTTGATAACTCTTTCCATAATTTTTGAACCCAGCTTGATAATATATAGTTTCTATATTAGGATGTCTATAAATACAAATATAACCTATGTTACAACTTCTATTTTTAGATTGAGTATTTTCAATATTACTAACCCACATTAAATTGTTAACATTATTATTAGATGGGTTATTATCAATATGATGAATTTGTGATAGGTTTTCAGGATTAGGTATAAATGCTAGTCCTACAAGTCTATGAACTTGTTTTCTATAAAGTTTTTTACCTGAAATTGGTATTCTAAATGATACATAACAATAATTATATTTATCTTTTTGTTGTTTTAATATATTTTTTGTTGAAAAATTATTAACATTTCCCATATTAGATATATAATGATTTAATGTCCCTTCAATCTTTCGCCATTCTTCTTTCATTTTATAATTTTAATAAATTAATTTTAAATATGATTATTACAATAAATTTTAAATATTTTTAACTTAAAATTGACTTAAATAAATAGTAATTATTATATTAATGATTGATACAATCATTCAGACACCGTGGCAGAGTGGTCTATTGCGATGGATTGCTAATCCATTTCCCATTGGGAGCGCGAGTTCGAATCTCGTCGGTGTCGTTTTTTTATGCCGGTATGGCGGAGCGGTCTAACGCGCTAGACTTGAAATCTAGTTCCCAACGGGAGCACAGGTTCGAATCCTGTTGCCGGCGTTTTTATGCCTAATTAGCTCAGTGGTATAGCGTCGCACTTGTAATGCGAAGGTCGGTAGTTCGAAACCGCCATTAGGCTTCTGGCGGAATAGCTTGTAAATGAGAGATATTGGTTCGATTCCTTTTTCAGCCTATTTTTTTTATATAATTATTAAAAAATTATATAAAAAAAATAAATTAATATAAAAAATTTAAATTTATATATTATAAAATGGATAATACATATATAATAATGAATGAACATTTATATGAAACTATGGTAGATAATATAGCGATTAATCAATTGCTAATATTATTTACTATGACTTGTACCTTAACTATGTTATGCTGTAGCAAAAGAGATAAAAAAATACAACAACCACAAATTGTAGAAGCTTATACAGTTGAAAATAGAGTATAATAAAGATATTTACCAAAATAGACAATAATTTAAATATAAAAATAATAATATAATTTTATAAAGTATGAATTTATATAAAATTATATTTATTTTTGCTTATTGTTTCCAAAATTCTAAAAGCTTACAATTAAATTTAAATAATCAAATATCTAGACGAAATGTATTTACATCTAATACAGCTATAATATCATCCAAAATGTTTAATAATCTATCCCCCACATTTAATAATGCTAAAAATAATTCTGAAAATGATCCATATGCTCATTGGTCTTTCTTTGGACTAGCTCCACCACCGATTGAAAAAGATATTAAATATAATGAACTTTTAGATTTAATCAAAAATCATGAAATTTATACTATACAAATTGCCCCTCAACATAATTGTGTTATTGCTACAACAAAAGAAAATCATAGATTATCTTGCTATATTAAAGATAAAGATTTTGATAAATTATTATATGATTCATTAACTTCTGATAATTTATTACCTTTTTATGTTTTACCTATTGACCCTATTAGAAGTAAAGTTCGTAATATAGCACAATCTATATTTGGAACATTTTCTTTATTTTATTTAGCAACTGAATTTGATTATATAGATTTTGATATGACTCCATATGGAAGTATTGAAGAAAGAATTAATGCTACAATAGAAAATAAACCAAGAAAAAAATATTTAAAAGAATTTTTAAATAATATCTTTAATAATACAAAAAAAATATAATTATAATATAAAAGAATGGGTGCGCCGCCGTCCGCCGCCTCGCCGTCCGCCGC